CCCCAGTTAAGAGCTAATCCACCATGACTGCATGGAACATCGATACTCCTGACCGTATGAGAAAGTTTAGATCTATTAATAGCTCTAAACAATTTCTTTACGAAATCAGGCGATGAATCAGACATCATCATTTCCAAATCTCTCAAACATTCTCCAAGAACTCTAGAACGTCGATCTAGAACCTTTTGTTTACCTGAATTTAAGACAGTACCCTTATAAATTAATTGGGAATTAACTGTACCAAATTCTGAATGAATATAATTCTTTCCAAGAGAAAGAGATAAGCCATATTGGCCTACCTTTTCTTTCCACAAGGGATAAGAAGCACGATTTGCTCGCATCAGAATATCATCTCCATTTATTAAATATTTATGGGGAGAGATACCTGCTGCACGAGCTGTGCAATCATTTAGTAAACATAAAAGAGGAAACGAAAGTAATGATCCCATCAATTGGCCAGACTTCTGAAGACTAGGTGTTAAACCTGTCTTCTTTGGATAGACCAAAAGATGTGGAGAAATTTCTTTCATAGCCCACCTTTTAGTAGGTTCATGATCAATGGACTCAAGAATACCTTCCATTAAAGCTTTTGAAGCTTCAATTGGAATTGAATCTGTAGCTGCGGTATAATCACCAGAAATCCATACATCGTCAGGATCCGAATTTTCGTAAATCCTTTCGATAGATGGTTCTAATCGATTTGTACCATGAGTTAAGCAAATTGTTGTTGAGAATCTAAAGCAAGCCAGATGGCGTGCTGTAAAGGTTTCAAACAAAAACAATCTGCTACTCCCGCTGTGATGGTCCTCACCTTGAGGGGTTCCCTAATGGGTTCCACTCTTACAGGTAGAGGCTCATCCGGAGGATAAGCATCAAATTCAATTGAATAGGTATTCGATCGAATCTCAGGTGATGAATCAAAACCCAGGCTGGACGGAAGAAAAGGATTAATTTCCCTTTCATAAAATTCCTTTCCAACCTGAGTAATGTTCGTCTCAACTTGAGATTTGATAGTTTGAGTCCACGTTCGTCTAATGTTATTATGAAATCGTGATCTAACAGAATATGTATCTAAGATACTAGAAAGATATTCCAATGGAACCTCTTCCCAAGTATCTTGTTTAAAAGTAATACGTTTATCTTTATCAGAAGCCACCTGTTCCTTACGGAAAGCCGGCTTCATCTGAAAATAAGTACTACTTAATACATTCTGTTTATATGAATAAGATTTGTTATTATCTAGAAGATTTTCAGGACGTATCCAAATAGGATCGTCTTTAAGTTTATGAATTTTTTTAAATTCAATAAATAAAGGAACATGGAATCGTCTCCAAAAGGAGGCTTCATCCAAAATTCCAGTAGAATCTTCATAGGTAATTGACAATTGTTGTCCATATACCAAATTGCTCGTTACAATGATGATAGGTGAGGTAAATAACCTTCCCTTTTCTGGTAAATCAGCCATAGGAAGAACATAAGGATTACAAGAAACCAAAGTTTGGAATTCTTTTATATCCTGTCCTTCTAAAGACTGACCCAGATCATCTAATATTGTAATTGGTTGATGGCTATAGCCATCCCAATGTTCAGTATTACAAGAACGAGAATAAGTGAGATCACTTCTCTGAACTCCAGGAAAAAGCTTAGAGAGTTTACTAACTAAATAAGGAAGTAAACTACTCTTACCCATTCCTGGCTGACCAAACAATCCTATCACTAAGGGTTCCATCCTATCCGTTTCATTGGAAGGAAGGGCTCCTAGTGTAGAATTTTTCAATCTATTATCATAAACTAAATTTCCTTTCACCCCTCCTGAAAGTTGGGGAAAAGCAAAAGTAGCTTTATGTGTTGGATTGAATCCGTGAAGTGGATTATAGTACTTTCGTACTATTTTTCCAAATTGTCGTCCCC